GAGTTCCTACAGTACCTTTTGCACCTGTATCACCTGCGGGACCTGTGCCACCTTGTGGCCTTGTATACCTTGTATACCCTGTGTACCTTGTAGACCTCGTGTACCTTGAGCACCTTGTGTTCCTTGTATACCTTGTATACCTTGTGTACCTTGAGGTCCTTGTGTACCTTGAGCTCCCTGTGTTCCTTGTATACCTTGTATACCTTGTATACCTCTTGTTCCTTGAGGTCCTTGTGTACCTTGTGTTCCTTGTATACCTTGAGGTCCTGTTATACCTCTTGTTCCTTGAGGTCCTTGTGTACCTTGTGTTCCTTGAGGTCCTGTTACACCTTGAGGTCCTGTGTTACCTTTTGCACCTGTATTACCTCTTGGTCCTTGTGGTCCTGATACGCCTTGCGGACCTGTATTACCCGCGGGACCTGTACCACCTTGAGGACCTGTTCCACCTGTTGCTCCTTGAGGACCTGTTCCACCTGTTGCTCCCTGAGGTCCTGTTCCTCCTGTAGCTCCTTGTGGGCCTGTGCCTCCTGTAGAACCTTGTGGGCCTGTAGCGCCATCTTGTACTATATGAGTTATCATACTATAAGTACTACCAGTTCTACTGATAGTTGCTAGTATACTGTCTTGACTAGTAGGTACAAAAGTTGGCTTAAATACATTTACACCACTATAGGCTCTATGTACTGACTGGTCTAAAAATAATTTTGTGTTACTTTCTATATATGATACGGAGGCAAAAAATCTAGTTTCACCTGCCGCACCTACTATAATTCTATCTCCTACTGCAAATTCAGTAGTAAAGGTTGTACCGCTTCCTGTAACTTCTGTACTATACTGACTTATACTTATAGTTCCTGTTTGTTGTGTGATACCATTATTAGACGCTCCTAGTTCTGCTACATATTCAAAATTATAGAATACCTCTTCATTATTATCTCCAACATTTGGACTGATTGCAGTTGTATCTGTTTTTATTTCTATTGCTTTAAAGGGATCAGCTGTACTACTAAAGTCATGTACTAAAAATGCTTCTTTTCCATCCGCCAAGCTTGAAAAAGCTGCTGATGTTTGGGCTGCGTTTCCTGAAGTTACTTGAATTACATCTCCCAATAAATTTGTAAAATCATAGGTTGTACTGGTAGTACTTACTAATCCCGAAGTAGAATTGATACTTATTCCACCAGGCAGTGTGCCGCCTCTTGAAATTTGACCAATTTTTGAAGTAGTACTTACTGGCACGATTTGTGCTAGTTGGGATGTGTTTATTTCTCGTCTTATCCATTTTGAGAAATGACCAGAAGTATTTGTAAGTCTTACCAGTACTTCGCCTAATTTTTGTGCAGGATTATTTAAAATAAAAGAAGTATCTGTTGAAGGTACTATTTCTGTTCTAAATTTTCCTGTATCTCCAAAGTTATGTTTTACTTCGTAAGAATCTATAAATTCATATTTATTTTGTATTGCGTTGCCGTCTTTATCTGTTCTGTTTGTGCTAGGATGCCCCCAAGTTATTGAAAGAGCTAGTGCTGATGATTCAGCTGCTTCTGTATCGCTATCTATTCTTTCCTGTTGACTTGGAACCATTTTTATAGCTACATCTGTTGGAAAAGGCACCTCTTCTGTATATCTAGGCATTCTTGCTGCCTCTGGTACATCTTCTATGACATATCCTCTATCTACTAATGAGAATTTATCTCTATTATATTCTACTGCTGAAATTGTGAACATTGGTTCATCATCATCTTCTTTTATATTTTGTATTATATACTCTTTTGCAGAACCATGAACCATTTGTCCATCTGCATCAATTTCTATAATTGCCCAAATACTGTGAGTTGCAGGTGCGCTTGTAAAAGCACTAGCTACAGTAATACTAGTAGAGTTGTAACTTGATACTTCCTGTCTTTCAACTCTCGTTTCACCAGACCATACTAAATCTAATTTATTTCCACTGTCATCTACTGCATTAATCATTATACTTTCAGCTGTTAGTGCTGTATTTGACCCTGAAACATTGTCTGCATATTGTATAAAGTCACCTCTTTTTCTAGAAGATCCTCTTATTGTTGCGGTGTCTTGTTGTAAATATGCTCCACCTTCTGGAAATACTACTTCCATAAAGTAAGTTGCTGTATTTGATAAATCTAAAGAAGAGTCTACCTTTATATTGGTAGTGGTAGAATTAGCTAAAGTTCTTCCTCCAAATCTTAAATTGTTTCTATCTGCGTCAGCAACTGTTATTATATCTCCGCTTTTTAAAGATTGACCTTCCATTCCTGAAGTAAAAGAAACTACATCTGTTTCCATCTGGTCTGTAAATAAATGCCATTTACCATATCTAACTGCCTGTGCTCTACTAGTACAACCAAATGCAACTACGTCTTTCTTTTTAATTTTTCGTGTTTCTAGTATATTGTCGTGGTCTTCTACTATTTCTACTGTTTTCTTATAAAATGCTTTTGGGTCATTCCAAGTTACATTTACTTGATTATATCTAAATCTATTTCTCGTTGACTGGTAAGAAAACTTACCCCCTATTACATTGCCTTTGTTAAAAGCTGCTATTGGAGATTTTTCTCTATTTTGTTCTACTACTATTTGTCCATTTTGCCATGTCATCATACCTCTAAAGATAGATAACATATCTTGCATAACTTTCATAGCTTGGGCTTGTTCTGTAAACCATACATTTGCTGTAAAACGAGGTTCTGTTCCTCCTTCTCCATTAGGCACTAATTCATCACAATATCTTGCTATTTTGAATAAAGAATACTTATCTATATCTGAAGCATTTATATATTCTCCACATCCATATCGATTGTTGCTTATTATATCATAAAAAACCCAAGCAGGGTTATTAGTGTATACTTTTTCAAAGTTAGGAGAAGTTGCATCAAATACATTTGTATCTCCTCTAAAATTTCCATCCCAAGCTACATAATTACTTCCTACTGCTCCTGTAGTAATATTTCTAGTATATTGTGCAGGGCTTCCTTCATATCCTTCATGATTAGGAGAATAATTAGTAGGCACCATTACTTTTAATCCTCTTGCGTGATAACCTCTTTCTGGAACATTTCCAAAGTCAGAAGCATTAAACATCATCTGCCCATAAGCTGCTAAAGGATAAGAAAGTTTATCATTAATAACTGATTCTATAGACTGTAGTCTACCTGAATTATAATGTGTAGTTTCCCCATGCTCTCTATTAATTGGAGTAATTGTTTCAAGTTTTATTTCATAATCTTCAAGAGGTTGGTAAGGTTCTAAGTTAATATCAAATACTTCAACAAAAGGATTTTTACAATAAGCTTCTACTGTTCCTGAAGATTTATACTCCCAGCCCCATACTCTTTTATTTGATTTTCTAGCTAATAGTGTTGAATCGGTCGGGCCATATAGCAAGTCTTCTGTAAAGTTTGTATCTCCTGGATTTTTATATCTAAGATAAATTCTGTGTTCTATCATAGAAGGCCATTCTCTTCCGTTTTTTGACTTTACGGCATGCATATTATCATATTGGAAAGTAAGTTTTAATCTATCTACTGCAGATTTTTGAGTACTTACATTCATTTGAGTAGAAGTAATAAAAATTGGATTAGCTGTCCAAGTACTTGTTTCGTCTCCTGAAGTACTATACCCATAACTACTAAAGTTATTACTTACTCCTATTCCACTTAAATCAGTAGTTGTCAGTGTTTTACTAATATTTGCAATTACTGAAGCGTTGCCTGTATCTGCTGCAGTACCTACATAAGATTGACTTCTTTCTCCTGTCTTAAATCCGTAAGTTACATTATCAAAATTATAATTAAAATTTGTTGCTTGATATTCTGCGACACTTGATGGGCTATCCATATAAGCCGCTGTGTTTGTAACTGTTCTATCTCCGCCAGTATCAGGTGTAATTACAGCTGTATTTGCATTGCTAGTAGAACTAACAGTTCCACATAAATCAATAGTACCTTCTAAAGATGAGGCAGTTATTTCTGCCATTCTATCTATTTCTACAGAAGTTGCGCTTGTGTATTTTGTAATTTTACATACTAAAGTTGTTTTATTTGGGCCGCCTTCTTTTATTCTTAAATATTGACCACTTACGTATGTCTTTGAAACATCATTAGTAGCAAAACCTCCCGAAGAAGTAATAGTCTTACTACCTGCTGTTATGGATATTCCTGAAATAGTCTTTTTTGCTTCTTCTACTCTAATTTTATAACTTCCATTACTAGAGCTATATCCTGAGAACATAGAAGAACCTGTGTTATCAGTAATAGTATTAGTACTAGCATTGTAAGATACATCGAAACTTTGTTTTGGATTGTGAGAGGTTTTGTATGAATTATTTAAAACTTGAGTAGTATCTAAATATATAGATGAAGCTCCATCTATAAGTCCTTCAATAGGTCCTTCTGATATTAAATCATAGACAATAACAGATTGTTCCTGATTAGGACTTCTTCGTCTACTTCTTGTTACGTTAGAGGGAGAAGCTGCTGCTAGTGCTTTTGCTGATGTTATCATATTATTCATAATTATTTTTGCATTACAACAGCAGATGATTTTGAAGAATCTCCTCCGCTGTTTGCTGGGCTATTTGACGTTGAATTTATATAAGTAAACGACGAATTATAACCTGTTGTTTTTTGGTCTCTCATAGAGTAGTTTATTGTTACTCCAGGAACTATTAGTTCTCCATATAGTAAAGGAACTGGGCTTCCCATCTTTACATTTTCTTGTGCGTTACCAAATAAGTAACTATCGGGGGAGTTTCCAGGAGTCTGAGGAGTTAAATAATCTGTTAGTCCTTTTAGTGCTAATAACCCTCCTATTGCTGCTATTGAATAAACTAACCACGTAGCAGCTACTCCAGCTTGTAAACCAACGGCTCCTATAGTTGTTACCCCAAAAGGAACATAAGCTGCTATTGCTGCTGCTATTTGAGGTGCAAATATCATGAGTGTAATTCCAACTATTATTTTAAATACATCTCCAAACCCAGAACCTGCTGGTACTGGGGTAATATAAATAGTATCATTTATAACTGGTAAAAAGAAATCTGCTATATCGTCTTCAGTTTTAATTAATAGATCTTTTCCATGTATAACTTCTAACCCAACATTATCTTTTTTGACCAAATCTCCAATATATTCTGCAAACCCATCTGTTTGCGCTTCTATAAGTTTAAAAATATCTCGCAAGTTATTATCTGCAGATACCCAGTCTGTTCCAAACTTTTCTCCCATTTCACCCATTAACTTAACTTGGATCATAAATACACATCTCTTTTTCTGGGTACGATACTATCATGTATGGAACACCCATTGCTCGACAAGATTTCTTGTCTTGGTTACTCGGATTACATTTTGAGCCATAGTGACTATGGACTACATATTTTATTTTTGAAATGAGTTGATACTTAACAAAAGTTTTTGCGTCTATTTTAAACTCATTTAATTTATTCTCCGCAAAATTTTCACAATTTATAAATTCTTCTTTTCCGTCTTTTTCTATAATTAAACCGCACATTTCTTCAGGGGCTGCTTGTTCTGCTGCTTTATAAATAATATCTAACATTAGCTAAACCTCGAACTCCCTGGAAAAGCTCCAAAAGGTAATACGCTAGTATTATCATTGTCTGCTTTAGGATTTGAAGTAGCACTTGATGTATTGATTGGACTTGCGTTGAATCTACGATTACAAGAAGATAATCTCTTTCCGCAAATATCTCCTCTTTTCCAGAAGTCTCCAAAGTTAGGAGTATTTCCTTCATTAGTAACTTTTGTTTGCCAAATGCTATATCCTGTAGCTTCCCATGCTGTATTTGCACTTACATAAGTCCATGTCATTCCATAGTTATGAGTAGTATCGCCATTGCTGGGACTACTAGGTAATCCTACAGTAGTTGGGGGATTAATTGTTTCTGTTTTTCTAACATAATTATTAAATTTTTCATCTGTATACGCATAATAAGTAGTACTTGAGCTATAGTCGTCATACACACATGCTCTAACAAAATTGGCATTGTTTTCGGATGGAGTACCTTTTGAACTTTTAGTTCCAGTAACTCTTGCTTGCCAATAACTTTTTACAGAAGCACTTGTATATGCTCCGTCTGTATCTAATCTTGTTGCTGTTTGATTATATGAATATAAAGTATTTGTTGTAATGTTTGAACCACCACTTAAACTATCCCAACTTGTTACTGAAGTATTTGGTAGTATATAATGGTCGTCAACATTTACAAATGCAGTAAATTGTGTTCCTATGCTTGTTCCTGCATTTGTTATTTCAGGTCTATACAACCCATGAGAGTGCCAGCTACATCCTCCTATTTTTTGACTTTCTTTTCTAGTAGGACTTGCACCTTGATATTCCCATGCGCATCCATTTCCTACAATAGTTCTTTTTGGTATCAGCACTCCGTCTAAATCAAAAGGAGAATTTAGTTCAAACTCAATACTTGTTGAGTCTTCGCTTGATATTTTATCTATAATCCAAACTTCTCTATTAAACTCTACTGGAGTTACTCCTGCTGCTGTTTCACTTGTTCCCCCTACTATATATTTAGCAAGAGTAGTTCTACGAATCATTTTTTTACCTAGTAATTTTGTGTAATCTCCACCTATTGCTTCTTTAAAACTTACTTGAGCATTAGTACTATTTGTTGCAGAAGAAACTCTTAATCTTGGTCTTGCCATTGCTCCTGATTGATTTTTTTCAAACCCGTCAGCTGTAATTGGCAAAGTATAATAAGTATTTAATTGAGTAGTTGTTTCATAATCATACATTTGTATAGGAGTATTGTTTGCGTTATTATACCCACTAAATCTAACATAACTTCCATCCTCTTTTTCTACTTCATACATATGTAAAATAGAACCAGGGGTTAGTGTTTGTATTGCTGCAATTAAACTCATTATTCGTAAACTCTCACTAATTTTGTCTGTAAATCATAGTAATCATCATATGCCCAAGACTGACTCCAATCAGGGCAAAGTACCTTAATTGTTGTTTCTCCTCCGCTTTCTGAATATGTAAAATTAAAAGAGGTAATACCTGCTTTAGTTTCTAAAAAATTTGTTATATCGTCTATATCTGCTTTTGTTCTATTTGCAAACTTTAAGCTAAAAATCTCATCTAATGGATTAATTCCATTTCCTACTCTTTGTGAATATCCATCTCCGAATTGTGCTGAATAAACTCTAGGAGTTGATTTTCTAGTGAACCCTTTATCTGGTATTGCTTGTCCGAGGCTTCCGCCCACGCTAAATCCTATTGCCATTAGTAACTACTTAACAGGCCTCCTGTCCTTTGCTGTTTAACAATTTCTTGTTGCACAGCCGCTGCGACACTATTTCCAAATGCTTTTGCTTTGTCGCCTTCCAATTTAATATCTGTTCCACCTTCAGAGATATTTACAGTAACAGCAACATTATTAGTACCGCCACCACCACTTAACATTTTTACTGGTATTTCTTTATCATTTCCTAAAGGTACGACTGCTTCTGTTCCATGTAGTGTTGCAGGGTAACCGCCTTCTGGCCCGTCTGCTATTCCACCACTTCTATATGAACGATAGCCTCCCTTACCTCCTTGTTGCATAATTCCACCTTGTCTTGCAGGTGTGTTAGTTAAACCCATCATACCACCAATTGCAGCACCTGCTCCTGGGTTAACCATTCCTACCATAGCCATAAGTGCATTTAATATAAGTTGTTTAATTATCATTTTTGTTATATCTGATAGTATAGAAATTGCCATATCTCCAAAGGCTTGTTTCATTGTTTTTGTGCCTTTTGCAACTGCTACTAAAGCACCTGCCATATCATTTGCAAGTCCTTCTGTTAATCTATTTGCTATATCATTCTGCAATTTCATTTGTCTTGTTAGCTTTTCTCTTAATTGGAATTCTTCTTGTAATTTATTTAAAGCTTCTTCTTGAAACTGCTGTTTAAGTACGTTTTCGTCTTCTTCAAAATTTCCTCCAAAGAAGTCATTTTGTATCATATTTTGACGTGCTTGGTCTCCAGCTCTTCTATCAGCATCTGCTAACATTCCTGTTGCTTCCGGTCCTTGTAAAAATCCTGTAAATCTATTTTGCTGACTACTAAAGAAAGAACCGCCTGCAATTCTACTTTGAATATCTGCACTTCCTTGTTGAAATTGTTGAAACTTTAATGTTGCTAATTCTTTTTCAATTTCCAATTCTCTTTCTTTGATTGTTAAATTATCTTTGGCTAACTGTAGCTGATCTTCTAGTCTAGCTTTATTTTCCTCACTTGCAGTTGCATGTTCTTCGTCAAATACTTTTTGTGCAATTCTTAGTTCTATATTTGACTGTGTTACACCATTTACTCTATTTTGAATATCTAATTTATTTTTTTCTGTAGCTGCTATTACTCTATTTACTTCTAATTGTAGTCCTAGTTGTTGTAATTTTTCATTGTGCATTTTTGCATTTAATCTTATTGTATTCTCTGATTCTGCTTTTAAAGCATCCATAAAACTTTGATTTATTCCTGCTAATTCTTTTCTTCTATCGATTTCGTCTTGTGCAGCTTGTAACTGTTCATCTGTAAGCGCTAATTGCTCTAAATCTGTACCGTCTACTCCTATATTTTTATATATTTTCTTAAATGCTTCTTTAAATGTATTCTGTACAATACGACCATCGTCTGCAAAAAATTGATTTTTTAAAGACTCTGCAGCTGCTTCGGCGTCTATAACATCAACATTGTCTAAGTCAAAAGCATCTTGTATAGCTTGTCTTCCAAATTCTGAACCAGTTAATAAATCACTAATTCCTTGAAACTGTTTTCTTTGTCTATTTCGATCGATCTCAACAGTAGCCACATTGTCTCTGTCTGAAAGTTCAATAGGAGTGCTTTGTGCTGTATCTAAATATTCTTGTATATTGTCAAAAACTGCTCTTCTTTCTCCTGCTTCTTTTACTGACTGGTCTTGTGC